ATTTCTAAACGGCTAAACTAGCGAGGAGCCGATCTGCTTAACGGCGGGTCGGCTCCTTTTCTTTGAAGGAGAAAACGATGGCTAGATTATTAGTACCGAATGATGGCGTGGGCGGCATCAACATTGAAACACCTAACGGCACCCGAAAGATTGACGCCGATAAAAGTGGTGCAATTGAAGTGACAGACAAGGCGACGCTCGCCAAGTTGCGGGCGGAAGGTTTTACATCGGGAGCAACGGCGGCTGGGTTTGGGCAATGCTATCCTTGCCCTTGCGGACACAATTCAGTGTTTATGATTTGCGGAAAGTGCGGAACCAACAATGGCTAATGCGATCACACCGATCACCCGCCAATTTAGTCAGCCTTACCTTACGCTGCAAGAATTCAAAAACGCTCCAACCGCCCTCGATTACGGCAACCTTGTAGTTGGCGGAAACCAAGCAGCACAGGACGCGGAGCTCACCAACGCGATTACAAGGGCAAGCTCATACATTGACCAGTACTGCAACCAGATCCTCGGAGCAACCTTAGACACCGAGCAGCAACGCGTCAGAATCCGCCCAGACGGGACAATCCGCTTCCACCCGAAGTACAACCCGATCGTGGCGTTGACGGCTTTCAGCTACGGCTACAACCCCATGTTGATGACCACGGTCACCGATCCGTCAATCGCATGGCTGGAAGAGCAGCAAGTGATTATGCCTTACACAGAGATCGCGTTGAACCAGAGCAGCCAAGGACCGCTAGGGTTCGGCTACCCGTCCACTTCACGGGCGGAAACATACATTAAATACACTTACGTCAACGGCTGGGCAAACAGCACCCTGACCAGCACCGCGACCGCTGGAGCAACCAGCCTAACGTTGAACACAGGGCTAGGCATTACCGCGGGCTGCAGCCTAAGAATTTACGACGGCGCATCAACCGAGCTGGTGACCGTCGCCGATAACTACACGTTCGGATCAGCAACCGTCCCTTTGACCGCCGCGATCGCATACACCCATTCAGCGGGAGTAAGCGTAAGCAACTTGCCAGCCGCGATCAAGGAAGCCGCAATCCTTATGACCAGCGCATACTTGAAGATCCGTGGCGACGCTTCCATGGTTATGGAAGTGACCAGCACACCGACTAGACAGATTGAAGGCAGCGCAGCGGTGGGCAACGATGTAGCTCACGTGCAACAAATACTGAAGCCGTTTGTAAGGATCCGATGAGCCGCGCGCAAGTCCGCTCAAACGTTGCCCAGTGGATCGCAGACGCGGCAATCACAAACCTTAATCAGGTGTTCGCTTCACACCCGAAGCGCATAAACTTTGAGCAGAACGCAACCGCAGGACAAGCGACAAGGGCAGCGGGCATGGTCTTTATTGCTGGCGAAACGGAAGAGCGCATCGCGGTCGGTGGAGCTAACAGCGGTTGGAAACGAATCGACTACGATGTGGAATTTCAGATTTACTGCCACAGCATGCAAAACTATTCACAGGACGCCATGGATGACTTTGATGCAATCATTGACGCCGTTAAAGATCGAGTGCGCAGTGGTGGGCATAGACTAGGACAATCAGATGGTTCTATTATTTGGCAAGCCGGTGAAGGCATGAAGCAGATCAGCGTGACATATAGTGAACCAAAAACGAATGATGGCGGAGCAACAGAAATCTGGGCAGCCGTCGCATTCGAAGTGACACAAATGATACAGGCTTAAGGAGTCGACATGGCAACATACAAAAACACAAACGAATACGAGCTGACGTTTCCATCACTGCAGGACGCAGACGGCAACGTTCTAGTTGTTGAAGCGGGCGGAACTTTTGATGGACCAGACGGACTAACCAACGCTGGCATAGTGTTAACCAGCAAACCAACTAAAACCACCACCACAGACACCACCGAAACAACTGAGAAGGAATAACCATGCCAGCACCAATCGTCCAAAATAGCGTTAGAAGTTATATCGGTATCGCTAAGGAAGCAACCGACGGCACCGCAGTAGCACCGACGGCTTTCATTCCAGTTGCGATCAGCAAACTTAAAGTTGAAGACGTGATTGATCCACTATTCGATGAAGGTTTGCGCGGTTCGATCGTAAAGGATTACGCATACATTCCCGGTCGCACACGTTCGACCGTCGAGTTTGGTGGTCCAGTTTTCGCTGACACTATCGGCTGGAGCCTTGCGGGACTTCTTGGAGCAGTTACCACCACAGGGTCAAGCGCACCATACACACACGCAATCACACTAAAGAATGCGACATCTACAGGTGCAGACACCAACCCGACACCTTTCACCATCACCGACTTCTATGGTGCAAACGTTCGCGCATACCCCGGAGTGCAGATCCACGATTTCACCCTAAACTTTTCATCAGATGGTCTGCTTGACTACGATGTGAAAGCAACAGGATGGGCGTCAGCGACCGCATCAACACCGAGCTCATCTTTCAGCACCGTCACCGCAAGCCCAGCATGGCAAGCAGCGGTCACCATCGCAGGATCATCAATCACTAACGCGGTAGACGGCTCAATCACAATGACCAGAGCAGCAACACCAATCTATGGTTTGAGCAACACCCAGAACCCTTACCAAGTGTTCCTTGGAGCTTTGGAAGTGAAGGGCAACCTGAAGTTTGTTATGGAAGCAGACACAGAACTAACCCGCTTCCTAACCAACACCCAGCCAGCGATCACCATCGACTGGTCAAACGGGTCAGGTGCAACCGCAACACAGATCCGCGCACAGATTACTAAAGGCGCATACCACGCCGCACAGATTGATCGTTCAAAAGACTTTGTGGAAATCAACATCGACCTCACTGGTATCGCAAACACCACCGACGGCAGCGTCGGATACAGCCCAATCAAGTGGACGCTACAGAACGCAATCACTTCAGGCACATACCAGTAACAAATGTGGCGGGCGCGGTTCTCGGTTAGCCTATCCACCGCGTCCGTCCACACCAACCCAAAATAGGCGGAAGAAGGCTAACAATGAGCAACACAATTAATCTCCCTAGCGGAGCAACGGTCACACTCAAAGACGCAGCAACCTTGAAGCAAAAAGATCGCGCCCAGATTTACCCGTTGATGACATCAGACAACGTGAGCATCGCACAAACCGCTGCACTAACCAACACACTGCTGGCATTGATTGTCACAGATTGGACGTTGGACTTGTTGATCCCAAGCATTCAGATCGACTCATTAGGCGAACTAGACATCGCAGACTATGACGCGTTAGCGGAACATGCAGAACCAGCGCTGGTCGCATTGTTTCCAAGCTTGGCGAAGACGGTCGAAAGTGAGCAGAACCCAAAAGCGACTACCGCAAGTTACAGCGACTAAAATGGCTGCTCAAGGGTGGCGAGCGAAACGATGAACTCGAATACCCTGATAAAGAGTGGCGATACTTTGTTCTTGCGGATCGCTTCGGGTGGACGCCGTCCGAAGTTGACGATCAACCAGCAGCGTTAATGGATTGGATGATTGCGATATCGAATGTGCGTAATGAAGTTGAAGCGGAAGAGTTGAAGAAGAAATGACAGAAAGCGTGAAGGTCGACAACCTTGCCAGCACGCTGCGCATTCTTGCCATCAACGCGGACGCGATTGAGAAGGCGGCAGCTTACGCTTTAGGGCAAGTTGCTTTTCAGGTGGAACGCCAAGCGAAACTAAATGCGAGCGGACCAACACGCAAACGCTACGCGAACGGACGCATTGATCCAGATAAACATATCGACTGGGTAGGCGGCGGACCGAACGGACCGAACGTGATTAGCGGTGCGCTTCGCAGATCCATTACCACCACGGTCAGGCGTGAAGGTTTTGGCGATTACACGGCAAGCGTTTATCCGACAATGGTTTATGCGCGGGCAGTGGAGCTCGGAAATAAGCGGTGGAAGCAAGATGTAAAATATCCTTATCTGATGCCAGCGGCGAAAGCGATCGAACCGCGGATGACGCAGATATTTATGGCAGCATACTTACGGAAACGGCGATAGCAGATGGCAACGATAGATAAACTAGTTGTCGAACTGCAGCTGCAAGCCGAACAATTCAAGTCGCAACTTCAGGCAGCCGAAGGTCAGATAAAGACCATGGCGTCAAGCATGAACGCAGCGAACGCACCGGTCGACAAGTTG